AGCAACAAAAGATTTAGTAGAAAATTTACCTGCTGTTATACAACCATTTGCTCCAGCTGCTGCTGGTGTTATGAGTTTACCTTATGACGCTATTCAAGCCTATCAAAGAATGCAACCAGGCTCTGGTTTAAGTGGTTTTGCAAAAGCTTATGCAGCGGAAAGACCTTTACGATCGGCATTTGAAAGATTTGTTGGAGCATCAGGTCCTCTTGCTGAAAATATAAATAAAGCAGTTAGTAGTTTAAACCCATTTCAACAACAACAATATATGCAATATGCAACACAAAACCCAGAACAAGCTAAAACAGCAGCACAAAGAAATCAAGAATTTATACAAGCTACTCAAAGAGAAAATCAAGCAACAGGGGGAAGAGCTGGTTATTTACAAGGAGGCATAGTTAGTTTATATGGCTAAAGAACCTAGAACTACTGGAGAACATATTGTATCACTGTACGGACATATTAAAGGTCTTAAGAAAGATATACATGCAATTAAAGACAATCACTTAAAACATATGCATGATGATATAGATAAAACATCTAAAAAAATAGATTATATCCTTGGGTTGATTATTGCAGCACTCGGTGCTATAGCCGGAAAATACTTCGGTATATTTTAAAAAGGAATAACATGCTAGTACATAAACATTTAATTGTAAGGGCGGAGTGTCTTAATCCCATTAAAGATGAAAAGTTAAGTTGCGATTGGTTAAATGAAATGATTAAATTTGTTAACATGAAACCATTAATTGGTCCTTTTGCAAAATATTTAGATGTGCCAGGTAATAGGGGTTTAACAGTTGCAGCGATTATTGAAACGTCTCACTGTGTAGTTCATATTTGGGATGAAGAAAATCCAGGTATGCTTCAATTTGATTTATATTCTTGTGGACCTTTTGATCCAGAACAAGTTTGTGAAAAAATAAAAAAAGATTTTAATTGTACAAAAATCGAATATAAATTTATAGATAGAGAATCAAATTTAACTTTATTAAATAGAACTCCTAAAAACACAGAAACTTCAAATTGTGTTATAAATGACGATTCTTGCTGGATTTAAGCAAAAAAAGTCTTCCATATAAGCCCGTAGACGAACGAAACCACCCCTTGACAATACTCAGGTACCCCCTATATATACCGCAGGTGCAGCAATTTGGCTGGCCACTAAACTTTGCTTAACATTAACAAGGAGGTTTATATGACAGGTTTAGAACTAATAAATAAATTCCAAAAAGATCTTTGGGACAATTCAAATACAATGTTTGGTGATGCGTTTGATAGTATCTTTGATAACTTATCAAAAGCACAATCATTCCCATTTTACAATGTAGTAAAATATGGAAAAGGTGAATATGGTATTGAATTAGGTTTAGCAGGCTTCAATAAGAAGAATGTTAAAGTTGAATACAAAGACGGTGTATTAACTGTTTCTGGTCAAGTAGATGACAAAGAAAAAGAATACATTGAAAAAGGTCTTGCAGCTAGAAAATTCTTTAAACAATTTTCATTGAGAAATGATGTTGTTGTAGATGATGCTACAATGGAAGATGGTGTATTAACAGTTAAATTAGGTGTTAATGAACCAGAAGAAATTAAAGCTCAGGAAATTAAAATAAAATAATGTGGCCCTACACACAAGAAGAGTGGGATTATATTTCTTAAATCCAATCTTTTAAATCATCGCCAGTAATTTTACTGGCGATGTTCATTTTACTTCTCAAAGCTTTTACAATTTTTTCATCAACCGTATCTTCTGCAATAATATCTATATAAGTCATTTTTCTAGTTTGACCTGCACGATTAATTCTAGCTTCTGATTGAATACGTTTTTCATAATCATAACCATTAGCATAGTAAACCATAACATTAGCACCTGTTAAGGTAATACCATAACCACCAGTTTGAGGTGTACCAATTATAAATCTTACTTTACTATTTGGATCTTGAATTTCTTTGATAGCTTTTTGTCTATCTTCATTAGAAGTATCACCATAATATGTTACATAAGAATCTTTACCAAAATTAGTTTCAACAGCATTTACAATTGCATCTATATCATGTCTATAGTGAGCCCAGATAACAGCTTTGTTTTCTACTTCATCTAATATATCTACAAGTGCAGTTAATCTTTCATTCTTAATAGTTTTAATGGTTCCATCATCAGCAGTAAAATGACCACAAGTAATTTGATGGAGTCTCATTAATTGAACCATCGCTGATTGAGTTGTCATTTGTTTTCCATTTAATTCAGCTAATGCTAATACTTTCATCTGTTGATATATTTTTTTCTGTTCAGGAGTTAACTGAATAACACGTTTAGTATAAGTATAATCAGGTAAATCTAAACAATCTTCTTTTAAACAACGATATGAAAATGGTTCTAATTTTCTAGATAACTCACCTAGGTTTCTATAACCAACTACAATTTGAACTGAACGTCCACCAAAGTTAGCAGACTTCATAATTGCATATCTAGTTCTAAATGCATAATAAGAACTATATTCTAATAACCAAGGATCAAGGAACTCACATTGTTTATATAAATCTAATGGTGATTTAGTTACAGGTGAACCAGTTAATATTCTTCTATATTTTGTATGTTTACCAAGTGCTACAATATTTTTAGTTCTTTTAGCATCTGGGTTTTTAATTGTAGTAGATTCATCAATAGCCATCATTGTGTTATGACAATTAATAAATTTAGCTGCAAACTCTAAACCTTTTTTAGTTGAGAATGCTTCCACATTCATAACTAAAATATGGAGTTTTTCTGTAGATTGAAATAGTTTATTTAATTCATTTTGTTGTTTCTGATTAATCATAGCTTTCCATAACACAACATCTTTTTCAATATGATTAGCCATATGAGTTGGTATTTCTGTATCATACCAATTTTGATAAACACCTTTAGGCGCAATAATTAATGCACCATTAATTTTACCCTTGTCATATAACATAGAAATATTATCAATAAGAACTTTTGATTTACCCGTTCCCATTTCCATAAAATATGCAAATACTTCTTTATTCCACGATTTTTCCAATGCAGTTATTTGATGTGCATATGGTTTAGTTTTAAATTTATAATTCATAATAATATTTTTTATTGTCTTTCTATTGACTTTCTATATAATAAACGCTACTTACTTGTCAAGACTGAAAGTAATAATTTATTATGGAAGACTCAAAAGTTTATATTATACAAGAATTACCTGGAACAAGAGCAGGTAAACCTAAATTTAATATTATGGGTGCACAGAAATATGGTAAACTAATCACATTGTTGCCTGAATTTAGCCAAATTATTTTGTCACCTGGACCATTAATTTTTAAATTAAGAAAATTGTTAAAAGATTATACTGAAAAAGATTATTTATTATTAACAGGTGATCCTGCAATTATTGGTGTAGCGTGTTCAATTGCCGCAGATATAACAGGTGGTAAATACAACCTCTTGAAATGGGATAGACAAGAACATACATACTACCCAATTGAAATTAATTTATTTGAAAAAGGTAATGTAGATGATGGATAAAAAAAGATGGAAGATACAAAATAAACTGTATCGTATGAAAGCAAGAAAGTTAGAACTAGAAAGATTTATAATTAAAACAACAAAAGATTATTTATTATTAAAAGTATTTAATCCTTTTCGTAAGTTACCTAAAGAAAGTTATACAGATTATTTTTTAAGTATTTTACATATAATTATTTTTGGACTTGACATTATTCTGGGATTTTATTATAATAAGTTTAAGGCTTTTAGAATATTAAAAGCAGCTAAGAAAGAAATACTAACTCTAACAAAGGAGATAAAATATTATGAGCAATATTAATTTCGAAGCAGATCAAACTGAGTCGATAACTCAAACTAATGATGCAGCATCTTTAGCTGATCAAGTAGTTAAGTTGAGAGACATAGAAGATAAAATAAAAGTTGCTGAAGATAATTTAAAAAAATTAAAGCAACAAGCTGATACTCTTTCAGGTGAAGTTATACCAACAATGATGACTGAAATGAATATTAGTACAATGAAATTAGCAGACGGTTCAGCTGTAGAAGTAAAACCCGTCTACGGTGCTTCTATTCCTGTAGAAAAAAAGGAAGAAGCATTTAACTGGCTTCGTGAAAATGGCCTGGGTGACCTTATTAAAAATGAGGTTACTGTTTCCTTTGGTCGTAACGAAGATAACAAGGCAGCACAATATGCTGTCCTTGCACAAGGTCAAGGCTATCAACCTACCCAGAAATTAAAGGTTGAACCTATGACACTTAAGGCTTTGGTCAGAGAGCGTATCGAGTCTGGGAAAGATATGCCCTCTGATCTATTTAATGTGTTCGCAGGAAACAGAACCAAAATAACTCGTGCATAAAGGAGGAAAAACTATGCAACAAGAAACAATAACCAAGAAACAAGAACCAAAGACCAATACTGCAGTAACTGAAAAAGTTAATGCAGGTGCATTATCTGTCAATATATTTGAAGCTGATGCAAATCAAGGAGTGGAAAATCTAACTCATGAAGATTTAGCATTACCATTCCTAAAAATACTCGGACAATTGTCTCCAGAAGTTAATAAAAGAGATGGTAAATATGTTCAAGGCGCTGAGGCCGGAATGATTTACAACTCTGTAACTGGAGAATTGTTTGATGGTGAAAAAGGAATTGAAGTCATTCCTTGTCATTACAAATTAGAATATATTGAATGGCAAGATAGAGGCGAAGGTTCCGGAGCACCCGTTGCTATTCACTCATCTTCTAGTGATATCATGACTAAAACTACAAGAGGTGCAGATTATAAAGATAGATTACCTAATGGTAATTATATTGAAAAAACTGCAAGTCATTTTGTAGTAGTCAATAGTAATACACCTTCAACTGCTTTAATTGCCATGAAATCAACGCAATTAAAGATTAGTAGAAAGTGGAATAGTATGATGGCTAGTATAAAGATGAAAGGAAAAAACGGAATGTTCACTCCAGCTTTCTTTAGTCATACATATAAGTTGAGAACTACTCAACAATCAAATGACAAAGGTACATGGTTTGGTTGGGAAGTTAGTAAGATTGGTCCAGTGCAGGATGCTGCATTATATCAACAAGCTAAGTCTTTTGCTGATAGTGTATCTAAAGGAGATGTGAAAGTTAAGCATGGCGAATCAAATGATTCTGCTAAAGGCGAAGCTTCACACTTCTAAGTTATTTAATGTGTGGGCGAGCAATCGCCCACATTAAACTAGAGACAGTTTATGGATAATAGAGAAAGAAAATTTATAGAGGCATTTACAGGTTTACAAAGAAATTTTGGTACAGCGGATTTATCAAAATTATCAATTGATCCTAGTACAGGTAAGGCAAAACCAGTCTACGGTTGGGCTCATAAAGAAATTACCGATAGAGATTATTTAAATCATTTAACAGGAAAACAATCTATTGGTATTCAACCTTGTGATGATAGAGGTATGGCTAAGTTTGGTGCCATTGATATAGACGATAAGCAACATAGTTATTCTAATTTTCCTTATAAAAAATATTTAGATATTATTGCAGAACATAATTTACCACTAGTTCCAGTTAAATCTAAAAGTGGTGGTATGCATTTATATTTATTTGTTAAGGAACCAATTAGAGCAGTTGCAATTAGAAATTTTTTAGAAGGATTATTATTTACTTTAAAACTTCCAACTAATATTGAAATATATCCTAAACAAACCGAATTAGGTAAAGATGCAGAAGGTAATTGGAATATGGGTCAGTATATTAATTTACCTTATTATAAAAAAACAGAAAGAGTTGGGTTTAATTTAGATGGTACTAGATTTACTTTTGATCAATTTATAGATGTAGTAGAAGCAAATACATATAGTGCAGATGATTTAGAACAATTTAATTTAGATCATACTAAAAAAATATTAAATGGTGGTGGTGAAGAGTTTCATGATGGTCCACCGTGTCTTGCAATATTAACTAAAGATAAATTAACAGATGGTAGAGACAGATTTTTATATAATTATATGGTCTTTGCTAAAAAGAAATATCCTGACGATTGGGAAAAAATGGTTATCGCTGCACCAGGTAAATATTTTCAAGCAGGTGCAAATGGAGTTATTGATTGGACTGAAGAAAAAACTAAAAAGAAATTAAAGTCTTGGTCTAGAGAAACTAAAGGGCATACTTGTAACGAGGATCCAATACAACCAGTATGCATGAAAGCAGAATGTAGAAAAAGAACTTTTGGATATTTATCGGATAAAAAAAGAATTTTTCCAGCGTTGTCTGGGTTACAAAAAATAACATATAAAGAACCACAATATGTTTTCAATGTTACATTACCTGATGGACAAACCACAAAAGAAGTTAGAGCAAAAAATATAAAACAGATTATTGAGTTAGATAATATTAGAGCAATTATTGGTGCAGCAGCTGATATGGTTCCACCAAAAATAAAACAAAATGAATTTCAAGATATATTAGACAATTTATTTCCACCTAAATTAACAACACCTCCACCAAAAGGTACAAGTGATGATGATTTATTAGAAGAATATTTAGGTAAATATTTAAATGGACCTAAAGCTGGAACTTATGCAGCATTTAAAACAGGTGCAGTGTTAATAGAAGATCAACATGCATATTTTGTTTTTGCAAGTTTTTATAATTCATTAAAAAATAAAGAATGGAAAGAAAACAGAGGTAAGACTGCAGAAGAAATGAAAAGATTATTTAATGCAGAGTTTGGTATCAATAAAAGATTTCCAAAAAAAGATGGAGAAAATAAATCACATAATCCAATCGCAGTAACTAAAGTATCTTTAGATAAGTTTCCTGAATTACTAGAAGATGAAAAACAACCTGAACAGGTTATCCAAAATAATGTAAGAGGAGATAATTTTTAATGATTAAAAAAATATTTGGTCCTCCAGGTACAGGTAAAACCTATACATTATTAGAAAAAGTAGATGAGTATATTAAAAAAGGTACTGATTTAAATAAAATAGGTTATTTCGCATTTACTAGAAAAGCAGCTAATGAGGCTAGAGATAGGATGTTAGAAAAAAATCCTGGCTTAGATAAAAAAGATTTAAGATATTTTCAAACATTACATTCATTTGCCTTTCATACTTTAGGTATGAGTGAAGAAAATGTAATGCAACCTGTTCATTATGAACAGATTGGTAAAGAATTAAATTTAAGAGTTACCGATACAGGTGATGAGTCTGGTTATTTAAATTTCAATAGTGAGTATTTTAGATTAATTAATAAAGCTAGAGTTAAAGGTATATCAGTTGAAGATGAATTTAATACTAATGAATGGAGTGATGAGGTAGATTATGAAACTTTAGGTCATATCTATTTGAATTATAATCATTTTAAAGGTGATTCATTATATGACTTCAATGACATGATTACTAAATTTGTAAATGAAAAAGAAAAATGTAAAGAGTTTGATGTTATCTTTATAGATGAAGCCCAAGATTTATCTCCAATCCAATGGATGATGTTTGATGTATTAAAAGAAAAGTCAAAAGATATTTATTTAGCGGGTGATGATGATCAAGCTATTTTTGCCTGGGCTGGTGCTGACGTAGAAAGATTTTTAAATGAACCAGCAGAAGAAGAAATATTAAGATATTCAAATCGTATACCACCAGCAGTACAAGAGTTAACCAATGTGATCTTAGGAAGAATATCTAATAGAAAACAAAAAGATTATTTTCCAAAAAAAGATGTAGAAGGATCTGTTCAACATATATTTAATATGGATCATATTGATTTAACTCAAGGGGATTGGTTAATTTTAACTAGAACAACTTATCGATCTGATGAAATATCAAAACAATTAAGGACAAACAACCTATATTTTAAAAATAGATTTGGCAAGAGTTATAATACCAGGCTTTATAAATCTATATTAAATTTTAATAATTTATGCAAAGGTGCAGCTTTATCTTCAGCAGATTCAAAAGAATTAGCTGAGTATATAACCAGAGCTCCAACATTTAAAGACACCCAAGCTCTATATCGATTACAAGATTTTGGATATCATAAAGATGATATTTGGTACAATGTATTTACTAAAGCTGACCAGGACGAATGTTTTTATATTAGAACCATGTTATCTAATGGTGAAAAATTATCACAAGATCCAAGGATAGAAGTATCCACTATTCATGCAGCAAAGGGTGGTGAATGTGAGAATGTTATTGTTGTTTTAGACAATGCTAAAAAGATAAGAGATTCAATTGAAAATAATATTGGAAAAGCTGATGAGGAACATCGAGTTTGGTATGTTGGCATCACAAGAACTAAAAACAGTTTATACTTATTAAAACCAAAGAAGGAGCGTTATGGCTATTCTTTGTGATTTTAAACCGGTCGGGATAGAGGGAATGTCTCTGTGGAGAGTGGCAGCTTCAAGTTCTAACGAGCGTAGTTGGTTCGGGGCCTCAAATCCCAAATTTGTATCATCCCTGTTAAATCAACAACTGCCACACAACTATAAAGGAGTAATATGACAAATAAAACTATGTTTAAACAAACGTTTCCATTAGATCATCAAGAAGGTGGGAATCATTATAAACAATTTACCATTCAACCTTATACATTTACAAGGACCAATAACTTGAATTTCTTTCAAGGAAATGTTATTAAATATGTTTGTAGATATAAAGACAAGAATGGAATTGAAGATCTTAAAAAAATAATTCACTATTGTGAATTAGAAATTGATCAAATGAAAAAGGATAAAAAATGAAAGTACCTTTATTTGTAGCACAGACTGAATGGATTGAACCAGATGAATTTCCGGATCTAAGATCTTATGATGAGATTGCAGTTGACTTAGAAACAAGAGATCCTAATTTAAAAACGATGGGATCTGGTTCTGTAATTGGAGTCGGTGAAGTTGTAGGTATTGCTGTGGCTGTACCAGGAAGAAAATTTTATTTTCCCATTGCTCACGGATCAGGAAGCAATATGGATCGAGCAAAAGTATTAGAATGGTTTAAAGATACAATGGCTTCAGATGCCATAAAAATCTTTCACAATGCCATGTATGACGTATGTTGGATAAATAAATTAGGTATAAAAATCAATGG